GACAAGTAGGCACTGTCACTACTGTTGAAGCGGAGGCTTCTCTGGATCTGGTAGCCAGTAGGGGCTGCTGCATCTGCAGCAAGCAGTAAAGGATTAACACTTCCAGGAATCATAATTTTCTCCTTATTTCACGTCGTTGACCATGCGTGCGCTAATTCTAGATGCACTTTCAACGTAATAAACAACCACGTCCACTCCTGATGCAGTCGTTGTCGCGGTAGGCGCTGTGCCGCCAGGGAATTTCCATCCAGAAAACGAGACAAGCCGACTGCCAGTGCCATCTTGACTTAAAACAAGAGCACCACTTTGTCCAGCCGCAAGTCCCGATGGAAGGGCGAAAGTTGTTGTGCCACTTAATGTGGCAGCGAAATTGTTACCAAGAGCTAAATTAATCGTTACCGTACCACTTCCTGCAACCGATACGACGCTCCCTCTTTGTGCAGCGGTAAAACTTTGAGCCGTTGCTAATTGCGCATAGCCACTAATCGTCTGTCCATTCGCAAAAACAATTGCGCCTGTCATTGTTCCGCCACTTGCTGGCAGTGCGGCGGCTGCAAGATCGTATGCAGTTTTTACTCCGCTAGGCGTAGCTGCTGTTGTAACCGATGTAGATGAAACACTATTTGTTAAAACAACTACGCCGCTTGTTGTTGTCGTAGCAGCCTGAATCTTGGAGCCATCGATTGCTGCAGTTACACTAATATCGGCGTCAACAATGGTGCCATCGGCAATCATTGTGCTTGTTACGGTGCCGGTATCGCCAGTAGTAATGACGGTGCCAGTAATATTGGGCAGTGATACAACATTATCTTGAGTTGGATCAATGGCCCGCAGTAAAGTTTCAAATGTATTATCAGTAGCACCTTCAAAGAAAATGCCGCTAACAGTGTTTCCTAAAGTTAAATTGCCCGTTAACGTGCCGCCACTAATTGCCAATTTTTCTGTATCAAGTTCATCAAGAGCTGCCTGAACATTGGTGGCTGCAATGTTTCCAGTAGGAGTGTAGTTAACTTGGTTTGCAGTAACACTAGTAAACGTTTGACTAACATCAATTTCAGTCCACGCAGTGCCGTTGGATAAAATAATGTCCGGTGGACTCAGCGCAACATTAGGAGCATTACCGGTGCCAGTTCCAGCTTCTGAAACTACTAGATAATATCGATTATTGGCAGTGGCAGCAGCCGGAAGAACTTGACCAATAACGAGGCCAACAGCAGATCCATCACTTGTTACAGACGCGACTAAGTTAGTTGAAGCGTCATAAGTTCCAGCGAATACAATTTCACCAACGGAAATACCAATCGGCTGCCAAACGTTGCCGTCCCAAATATAAATATCTCTAGTAAGGCTATTAAAGTAAAGCTGGCCAATATATTCTGCACTTGGTTGCGTATCGCCAAATTGGGCAGTCGCTCTATCTGCTAGCTTGGCACCAGTAATAGAGTCAGCGGCGATACGGGCAACATCCAGTGTTCCTGCTGTAATCTTATTCGCGTCCAAACTAGGTATATCAGCAGCAACCAAGGGAATGGCGTTTGTAATATGACCTTCGGCGTCAAATGTAAATCCATTTACAGTGCCAGAAGCTACTGCATTGGAATGTCCTATAGTGCCAGCACCATCAATGTCTAAGCCAGTGCCTGGCTGTACAGCTCCAGTGATGCCAGATTGAGCAATGGGAAGATCAGCTCCAGTGACAGCGCGTGTATGAGTGATAAGCCCAAATTCATTGGCAGCAAAAGCTAAAAAGCCTGATGCAGTAGAAATAGTGTTATTAATGGCAATAGTGCTGCCACTGAGAACCAGTCCGTTACCATTGATAATGACGCCACCAACTTCAGTAGTAGTTGCAACTGGCAAGTCAGCAGCCGTGATTCCTCTGTAATAAACAGAACCTCCGGCTCCAATAGGACCAGCTAAGAACTGGGATCCAGATGCGGTGGCAGATAAATAACCGCTAATCGTAGTGCTGCCGCTAGCTGTTGTAGTAGCAATATTGACAATACCAGAAGCAACTCCACTAATTGAAGCAATGGATCCAGCGGCTTTTACTGCTGCCCATGCACTGCCATCCCATGCATAAACAAAATCATCTCCTGAGGTGATTGCAAACTGCCCAGTAAACTGTCCTGAAGCAGGTAATGCTCCGCTGACGACAGCACTACTGTTGCCCGCCAGCAATTCCGCCGTTATTGCATTATCTGCAATATTGCCAGTAGTAATTGTTCCACTGGCGATTGAGCTTCCGCTGATCGTGACACTATTGAAATTAACAGAGCTTCCAGAAATCGTGCTTCCCGAAATAAAAGCAACACTTCTATTGATTAACGATGTGGCTTTAATCTTTCTCGTTTCGCCAGTGCCAAGATTGACAACCGCCAACACATCATCACTCGCCAGATCCTGAGCGGCAAGTTCTGTTAGCTGCGAAATCTTAAGATCGGCCATAATTCAGCGTTGCGTTTTTACGCTATGCCTCACTCTAGCAAGAGGCGACCAGCAACTAAACCATCCAGCAATATATCATCTCCATTTTCTTGCAGGATTACATTCAATGGAATAGTACGAGCCAACATGCGAATTGGACCTGTAGTGATAAAATCTACGCCCACTTCAATGAGAGAATTTGAATTGACTTGTACTCCAGCTTGTGTAATAACACCGTTAACGTCATACCATAAAGCGTCATCTGTACCGTCAGGATTGTCGCCGCCAAATCCAGGCGTTTTTAAAAATAGTTGCGCTTTAAACTGTGCTCCTATTTCCGTGCGCATTGCAAGTTGTAAAAAATAATGCGCAATATCAACGCCAGATTGCCCCACCTCTTCTCGATAATTCCATTGCGCCGAGATGCGGCCACTGCCAGACATCAAACTTGACCATTGACTACGAAATTGATCCATTAAAACAGTCGTATCAACATTTTCTCTCGTAGTATTCAGCTCCCAGGAAATAGCTCGCCCAAGAATTCTTGGAATATTATTAGTGAGTTCAAGCTCAACATTATTAATGTCAGCGCCAATGGCATCTAAAGGAATGGCATTTACTACGTCACCGGCAAGACTATTTTCAAAGCTTGAAAATAATCGAATGCCGCCAAGATCGTCAATATTGACAAACCATTTACCAGTACCATGCTTATTACCATCGCTCCAGCCGCTAGTAGAGACAAATGACAATAACTCTCTATTGCCAGCAGCGTTAATAGGACCCCTGAACTCTATTTCATCGCCATTGCTAAATGGACAAGGAAGATCCACTCCATTTTCGCTTCCAAAATCTAATTGCAATCGATCTTGATCTATATTGATATTTGCAGCCAAAACATTAGTGACAATCTTTGATTGCCCTGTCCGTTCAAGCTCGATTCGTCCACGATGCCCTAAATATACACTCATGATTACAATGCAGCGCCAATTGGGTTTTGAGCAGCAGGATCAGCCAGGTCGCCTGTAGCTTGGAAATTAATATCAGCAGACACAATCTCACCAACAGAACTTCCAATGGAGATAGAAGTGATAAAAGCATCAAGAACTACTTCGCGAGCAGTATTGCCATCCATAATTTGAAGGCGCAAAGTTGCCGTGGCAAGAGAAGCACTTCGCCTTAATAGTCTTCCAAAAATACCGCTAGTTTCAAAGGCACCTGCCGCGTCTTTGTAATACAGAATAGTTGCGCTGCCAGTGTAAGTAGGAAGATTTGCTACAAAGCTTTTATTCGCATCATTCAAGGCGGTAGTTTCAAGCAGGTCTAGATCTGCATTCATAGACCACGACGTTACTTTGGCGATAGTCGCGCCATCCACCACAAGCTTTCCGTTCCGTCCGGTGAAATAAGTCATGGCTTAACAATCATGAATCTAGTCTAAGTGTTATTACGACAGTTATTGAATGAATGCGCTAACTAGTACTACTCGAACTGTGCTGACGCCTCGCTTCACGCTGGTAATAGAAGGAGGTTCCTTGTACCGCCAAACATTAGCAGTGGGACCAGTAAATGTTTGACCATCGCTCGTCCAGCCAGCATAAGTATTACCAGGAAGACGGAAAGTATCAAACTCGCCTTTTACGTCGTCGTATTTTTCCCTGAATTGATTTGCAACATTGTCGGAAACATTTTCGTACACCAGTTCTAGTTCTAAGTTTGTCCTCCTGTTTCCATATAGTCTTCTTAGTTCTGCTCCGTTATTGGAACGAAAAATTTTAATCGGCCAAACGCCAAAGTTTAGCGAGCGAGAAGTGGGCGTAATGTCAGGAAGACTCATAATTAATTTGACTCCACGACAAAACTGCCGCGTACCACCTCATATGCAATTTTACTATAATTTGTTGCCTGATAAAGAGGGAAATAGCTTGCTGTAATCATTACCATGCCATCCTCGTCGAGTTGTAACGATTCCACTGCATACACTTCGGTGCGAGTGATATCCTTTCGGAGGGAAAACATTGCATTGCGTTGATTAAATGCCATGCCATTCTGCACAAAGATAGTCGTCTCTTGTACATCACTATTTGTCCTGTCCCATAGAAACACATCGTGGTTGCCATCGGCTAATGGTTGAATAGAAACAATGGTGCCGCCAGCAAAATTTCCTTTGCGTGGATCATTTGCGTTGTCATCTTGATCATCTAAGATCACCCCATTGTTCGCATCAGGATCAAAGATGTTGCTTTGCGTCACCACGCGGATGTAATCACCAGGAGCAAGAGCAATGCCATACGGTACAGCTTTAAAGCTAATGGTATGAGTGATATTGCGACGCACGCTCAATAGATACTTTGCAGCTTGCTCGGCATGAATGCGGGAGGTGATATGCGTAAAATCAAATTGCTCAATAGGAGCATCGGCTTCGTCAGGATAATAGACAAGCAGATTTTTTTCTTCAGGGAATTGATTTGTCTTTTCTTTGCGATAACGGATGGATGCCTTAAATGGCTTTCTGTCGTCTGCTGAGACATATTGAAGCTCAAAAGAATCCTCGATGATATTGCCATCGGTAAACATGGCACGAATTGGCACGTCTACTAATGGTTCAATAGCTCCATTTGGCCGGCTGGGAACAGCAGGAGTGATAGCGATTTTTCCGTTACGTGTGGATAAATTGCACAACAAAGAAGGAACAACGGAAGCAATAAAATCCCTTAGATTCTTTGGCTCAACGATAACATCGTCATAATACAAATAGTTCGATTCAAGAAACTTCGCAGTTTGCTCAAAACTTTCAATATCTACAACTGCATCGCCAACAAGAGTGCCCATTCCTGCTTGTTTATTGGTTAATAGGTAATAAACAAGATCTGTAAAGATATTGGAAGATCCACGAGCATATGGGCGTTGACCGGCTCGTACAAGTTCTACTTGTACTCCATTTTTTTGATACAAATGAAGTTGCTCTAGCTGATTCATATTACGCCCACTCCTAATACGAAGACCCGCCATTGCGCAACCTTCATACGTGGGAATATTTGTAGGAGTAAGGCTTTCATTAACATAAACCACTTCATGCTCTGGGCCATTGTCGCAGCTCCTCGTGATCAAATCTCCATAATGCGAAACTTCTGCGATGGCTGAATTATTTTCAAAAACACGCTCGTATTGACCCGGTTGAACATTCTTATTAGGAAGCTTGCCAGTAACGCCACGCAACACTTCGAAACGAAATACGACTGAATCAATAGGATTAATTAATGGCTTTGTAATAGTAAATGTGTCTCCTTTCTCCCATTTGAAATTAGCGTCAGAAGTAACATTAATGGCACTAATATCTTGAATGCGCCAGAAGAGGTCGCGATCTCCAATAGCCGCACCTTGGTAAACTTGTAAATTCATTTTCAGGGCCATACCTTTAGATGAGCTTCCTTTTGTAAGCGCAACGCTAAATAAACCAGCCTCTGCATTGGTCAGAGTATATACACTATCCTTGCCAATGCCTCCCCATGGAATATCTGGAAAGCCCGTCTCAGGAGCATTAGGATCTGCGTCTTTATTAATGGCTTTGCTAATTGCATTGCTAATTTGATTTGGAGAAGCAGGGGCTCCGTTTTTTAGCAATGTAGCACCAACAAACTTCACGCCAATTTGAGTGGCTGTATAGTATTGACCATCTTTATCAATGTTTGTATTAATCAATTCATCGCTTGTAGCAAAACTACTAATTTGCTCTTTACTTGCTTTTACATAAACAGTGAATGGACCATATGGAGTTTGCGCTGTTTCTTGTGGCAAGAAAGAGGTTTCTGCATTGAGCCTAAAACAAAAACTATCACGACCAAGAATATGAACAATTTCCGCAGAAGATACAGGACGCAGTTGAAATTCAAATTGATCGAAATTATGAGCTATGCGAATAAAATTGAATTTATCCTGAGGAGAAGAGCCGGTAACGCAAAAAGGAATATCAGTAATAAGCTGCCAAGTTTGCGACGACAATGCATTCGCGGGCTTGACATAAATAAAGAAAAATGACGCTCGCGCTGAATAACTCTGCAGTGTCCCAGAAGAAATACTAATATTTTTTGTGTCAAATTCTTCAAGAGCTTCAGGCTCAGGGATATTAGTAAAATTACATAAATTGTTAAACCGCAACCATACATTAGATTTGATGCCAATTTCTGTATATTGACATTTACGCGTGTTTTGGAACGACGCGATTTCTGCTTGACAAAGTGGAAACCATGGTGCGCCAATATCTGTTGCCCTTACAGAACCTGCGCGAGGTAATGGTATGGTGCTATTAGCGTAAGAAGGATTGACAATGCCAATGCGGCCAAAACCAAGCTTATCAGGATAGACTTCTACACATTTCAATCTAACGGTGATCGGCTTCCTCACTCTTTTATTGTAAATTTCATCTGCAGGATCCCTGGATTCAACAATAAACTTACAATTGCCGACAAAGAAATAAGTGCCGCGTTGCAATACTTCGTCGAACTTCTCAAGTTCAGATTGGGAAGCTGTAATAATTTCTGTATTGTCGATGCCTCTTGAGTCTATGTTTTCTGGTTTTTGAATGTATGGCTCAATGTAAAAAGCGCGGCTTAATCGTTGTGCGTTAAATACCACTGAAATAATATCTCCTTTTTGTACAGTTCTAAGTTCGCCATTATCTGCCGTAGATGAAGTGGCATAATTATTATGAAGAACAATGCCAATCTGTCTAGGATAGTTCCTTCCGAGACCTCCCATATTGATATTGCCAGCGATCATCAAACGCTTTGCATTATTACTATTCCTTGTTTCTTCTGCATAGTCATCAAGATTACTAATAACTTGCCAATTCATGCGAAGAGGAGTGCCATTGGGGATGGCTCCATACACGCCAAATTGAAGTTGTGTAGAAGGCGAGAAACTATGACTAAATCCAGCCGCGTCTCCACCATTAAATGTGGGGGCATAAAAAGCTGAGTTAACCGGCCCGTTATCGCCCCATTCGCCATGACGATGATGGGCTGCAACCAAACGGCTATCATTTGCATAGCCAATACCATTGCTATTAGCGGCAGGGCCCTGATAATAAAACCAGCGATAGTCTGATGGCAGTAAAGTATCAATGGGAGACTGGCCCAAATAAATACCAGCCTTATCTTCTGCTATATCTGCGGCAGTGCTGTAAGGCCCTCTCCCCATCTGTCCCTGTCCCGCCAGGAATACCATATCAATGCTTTGATAGCGTCCCCAACTAAAAGAACGAGACCATACAAGCTTGGGGCTAATCATCACCCCGCCAATATATTCTCTTAAAAATCCCTGGTAAAAATGCTTCGTAAAAACAATGGGAATGGCTTCTCCATAACGAGAAATATCCTGTCCGCTTTGGAAACCAAAAGTAGGGGCAAATCTATCCCGCCCAACAATACTGTCTAACTGCCTATTCCGCTGTTTTGTACCGCCGGTTTCAGGGCGTGGCGCAAGAAAATAACTAGCTGCAGTGCTGCCAATACTAATAATAATTGCAGCAATAGCCCACGCGGTTTCTCCGTTATAAATATCGGGAATATGGTCATAAGATGCAGGACGTTCTTTTGAACGCAGCATCACTTCCTTTCTGAATTCGCAATATTCCTCAACGCTACAACCAAGCAGATCAATTAATTGCCGCTCGTAAGGGAGGATCGGCATCGAAAAGTTGGACAATGAGGAATTGCAGTTAGTGGACACCAAGAAACAGCTCCTAAGTCTCTATTAATGTAAAGGATGCCCGACTGCCAAACCACTGCAAAAGCGTGGTCCTTGTTCGGCAAAAGCAGCAAATCCCCGTCTTGATAGGGTGCTTGTATCCTAGCGCCCCAGCGCAATATAGCCTTTGCTATGTAAATAAAAGATGCTTCGTACCAATGGTCGTCAAAAATAGGAGCTTCAATTCCTAGCGCTTCCCATGCGACATAAACAAGATGAATGCAATCAATCTTTCCATTGGAACCATCAGCTCCTAGTTCGTAAGGAGTGCCTACAAGAGAAAACAAATCTTGCATCAAGCCATTCTTACTGAAGCCGTAGTCGGAAGTGGGCCAAAAGCGCCTTCTGTAATGCGTCTCCTTGGCACGTCAGAGCCCACTGCGTCAAGCACCGAACCTAGTTGCACTTCAAGGCGAGGGCCGGCCCATCCAGCGTTCACTACTTGCCCCGTATAAGTGGAAAGACGATTGTATTTCGTGCTGTCATCTGGATCAACGATAAGAGTGTCAACTTTCGCCACCCATCGTCTACCTACTGTCATCAATGCAGTGGTCCACACTCTCACGATTGTATTGTTTGGCAAAATCAAAGAAGTGTTTTCATTGTCACCATTGCGAGTAACGGTCACTCCAGTGAATGCAAATGGTACAAATAGATACTGTGCAGGGCCGTTACCATCATCGTATGATGGCTGATCATTGATAAAGAAATTCTGCCCTCTATACACTGCATTTAAAGAGCCATTCTTTGCCACTTCATAGAAGATGACATATTGGGCCAACGCAAGGCGATCACTAAAAAATGGATAGTCGCGAGCTGTCATAATTAGATGCCCATGCGAGAGCGAACGGTTTGTGAATTGCGGAGCTTACGAAGCGTGCGTTGCTCACCTTGAAGAGCGCCTTGCTGGGCGGCTCTTGACATACCGGCCTGGAACTGATCGGCTGTAACGTAATCTACGCTGTTAATGCGCTCTACGGTGTAGCGCACATCAATTGGACCCATGGCAATCATTCCGCCCGGATCCATCGGAGAAGCACTATCCCTGCCTGAAGGAATGACACCAGCGCCGCGAGCGCCATTGTTATAACGCTTCATTGCGCCTTCCATCTTGGAAGAAGGAATGACAAACTCCGGCTCTCCTCCTTCTCCGATGAGACCAAGAGTGGGACCAGCCACCATGCCGCCGTTGGCAAATGCCTGGAATCCGCCAGAAAGGAATCCGCCGTTCGCAATGCCAGTCATGCCAGTTAATGGACCTTCCATTGAATACTGGCGCATGGGGGCAAGAGTTCCTTCGTTAATGCCAGCTTTTGACATGTCAGCGTTTGAACCTCCTCCCATGCCTGCAAACATTTTTGCGATGCCAATGGCAATGTAAGTGGCAATCATTTGGGCTGCGGCTTGAGACAATGCTTGCGCAACGCTTTGTAAGAAGCTTGCAAATACTTCTTTGGCAGTGGCAGTGCCAGCAATCATTCCTGCAACGCCTTCAGTAAGCACATTTGCAAACGCACTACTCACTCCAGAAATGGCTCCTTGCAGCCCTTCAAAAACACTTCTAAGCTTCATAGCCGCAGTTTCTGTGTCTGCCAATTGCTTGGCATACTCAGGGTCGTCGTACTGCTCCATTGCCCTTTCAAAAACGCCAGCAGCACTTCCCGTAAAGCCGGCGCGTAAACCACCGCCGATATTTGAAAGTCCAGCTTGGGCTTCTGCTAACGCCTGCTGACGCTTAAGAGCTTCCTCATTTTTGTAATATTCCTCTCGTTTTCTTTGAAGCTCATCGATCAACCCTTTGACTGATTCTTTTTCGGCATCAGTCAAATCTTTTGTTAATTGCAAAACATCAAGATAAGCTTTTTGATCATACGTAAGATCAGTAAGACCTCCCTTTAAATTCTCTTGCAGCATTGCCTGTTCATCAATTTTGCTATTAACATCAGCAATTGCATTCTTTAGCGGATCCTGCAGTGCAAGCTCAGCTTTTAAAAGTTCAACGCCATACTTTTCTTGAATGGCAACCTTTTCCAAGTCAGCTTGCTTTTGTAAATCGGCAATTTTCAATGCCTTGTCTGCAGCGCTCAGATTTTCTTCTGCCACTTTAAGTTTGGCCAAACGAAGCGCTTCTGTGATTGTTTTTTCTTCGTACAGTTTTTCAACAATCAACGACTGCCGTTTGGCCTCGGATTCTCCAATGGCGCCACGAAGCATGCGATCCTCAATGGCCACTAGTTGGCGTTCTTTTTCAATTTTCAATGCCTGAGTGGCATCTGCAATATATTTATCAAGCTCTTTGCCTTTCTTTGTCTTGCCATCACCTTCACTGGGCGGAATAGGAGCAAGCACTGCTTGCTGTTGCGTTTGCTTTTCTTGGAAGCGCAGATCACGAATTTGACCAGCCGCTTGAGCCTGTAATCGCTGAGCTTGTGGTGCGAGCGATAAAATATCGCTTCTCCTCGCCGTAATTCGTCCTGTTAGCGGATCTTTTGCCGTCTGGAAAGCGCCAATGCCTTGTAATTGTTTTAATTCTCGTTCACTTATTTCAATAATCCTATCATTGCCAGGCCCTTGCATTTTAGATCCGGCTCTTCCTGCAATCGTGCCAATTGTTTTATAAGCAGATTGAGCTGACTGCTCTGCAGCTCTCGCCTCTGTTTGGGACATTGACTGGATGGCCTGCGCCGCTCCTAGTGCTTTTGCTTTTGTGTCAGCCAAGGTTTGATTCATGCTTAAGAACTTCTCAATAAGCATGCTGACGCCTACGATGACAAGGCCAACGCCTGTAGTTGCAAAGAATGTGCGAAGTGTAATGCCTGCAGTGCGAATAGAGGCAGCAGTGGCTTGTGCCGTTGCTCCAGTGGCAGCCATCATTCCCCTGAAAGCACTTAACGTGCTAGTACCAGTTGCTATGCGAGTATTGAAAATTAACAATTGCAATGCATTAGCAGCCCACAAGCCACGCATTACATTAAGCGCAATATTAATGGGCAGTGCAATGGCATATAGTTTTGCAAGATATCCAACTATGGGGTTGCCAGCAATTTGTAACATAACCTTGCTCACTTCTAGCGCAATGCGAGCAAATTGACCAAATTGTTGAATTAATGCAGAAACATTTTGACCAATTCCATCGAACGCTGGGCGTAGCCTCTCAAGTTCTTGTGCAATTGCAAAGCCTCCTGATGTTTGCGCTGCGGCGCCTGTAAAGAACGCGCTAAAACCGTCCGAAATTTGCTTGATGCCAGACGTAAGTGGCACAACAACGCTGTTTAAGAACCCAACAGCAACAGGCTCAAAGCTTTCGTACAAGAGAGTCATTGAGTTCTGCATGCGATTAATGACACCCTGAAATGTGCGAGCAGCTCCTTCTGCCCCAGGGCCAAATTCTTGCTTCATGACCACGCCAACATTTTTCAGCAATGTGACCATCGCTTGCCCTTTATAAGCACCATCTTCTAATGCAGCAGAGAAATCTTGAATAGCTTTAGGCCCTTCAAAACCAGCGGCTTCTGCAAACAATGCCATAGCGCCAGGTAACACATCACCTAACTGTCCTTTCAATTCCTCACTCATTACTTGCCCTTTGCTTGCCATTTGAGCAAAGGCATAGTTCACGCGATCAACCTTGTCTGCACTCATGCCAAAAGTGGCAGCAGCTTGCGTAATTCCTGTGAAAAGATCTCTAATTTCGTCTCCGCTAAAACCAGCAGGAGCCATAGAAGCGTAAAGCTTCGTAAAACCGTCTCGCGCAGACTGCAAAGGCACATTGTATTTATCAATTAGATCAAGAATTAATTGATTAGAAGTGGCAGCTTCTTTAGCGGTAGGGGAAATTGCGCCAAGAGTATTGCGGAAGGTTTGTAGCTGGCCGACTGCGGCTCCAACTTGTCCGGGAAAAGACTGAAGAAAAGCCAAGGCTTTATAAGCAGTGCCGAATAAAAGCACTTGTTTAGCCGCAAAGCCAAACTCATCTCCTATTTCACGAATAGTGCCTGCGCCTGGAAGATTAATTCCACCAATGGCACGACCAAAGCCACCCATGCCTCCCATAAACCCACCTCCTCCACCGCCACCACCAGGGGGAACATTCCCACCCGCTCCAAACATGCTGCTTTGAGCTGTAATGCGTCCCAAAGGAGAGGATGGATAGATCATTCCTGACATAGGGAACTGCCCCATAGACCCTCTGGGTGAAGATGGCCCCATCATTCCAGAGACAGGGAAATTGCCCGCATAAGACTGGACATTGCCAGACGGGCCAACAAAACGAGACCCAAGATTTCCTTGTCGTGTTGAATTTGCCCAAAGTGCTGCCTGTCGTTGTTGAGCAGAAGAAACAGGAAGCGCTTGATTGCCAGCGACAAAATCTGCCAAATTTTTCAGTCGGGCAGTAAATCCAGAAATGGCTTCTTTAGCCCTATTGGACGATACAGCAACTTCTTGCATGGGGATAAAGGATCCAGCGCCCGCACCAATTCCTCCTCTCATCATTGGAGAAGATGGGAACACGGTAGATCCCGTCATGCCATAACGACCAGTTGTACCAGCAGCAAGGCTTCCAAATGCCGTTGGCTCAATAAAGCCAGTGGCGTAAGCAGGAGGCATTCCTGCCGGATAATTGACGAACTTGGGAGAAAGGGCGCTGCGTCCAATGTATCCAGAAGGAAGTACGCCGGGATTTACCGCGCCTCCTTTGAACAGTTGTCCAATCGCGCCGCCGCCAGTACCAAGAGGACCACGGGTGCCAGTAATAGAAGAGATAAGACTAGAAAGCTGACCAGGAATACCAGCGCCGCCACCAATACTGGGAGCACGGTATTGTTGACCATATAAACCTTGCAGGCGAGACATCAGTTCTCGTTCGCTCATGCCAAACATCATTGGCAATGCAGCCATAAATGCAGGCGTCGCAGAAGCCGCTCCTGCAGCCTGCCTTCTCACCCCAGCTTGACGTGCGCCAATGTTGACAGCAGCAGCCCCTGTCATCGCTGTATTAATAGCGCTGGCAGACTGAGCCAAGCGCCCACGCTGCTGTCTTCCTCCGGGAAGTTGAACGATCCCTGCCATGGCTGCAAGCATTGTTGCCTGCAGTCGTGCTGCACCAGACTGAGCCTCGCCTTGTAATGCGCGGAATAAATCGCGCATTTCTTTGATGCCCATGCGAGTGGCTTCTTCAAGACCACCCTTTAAGCCCTGCTCAAAACCCTCACCAGAATCTTCACCAATCTTTTTGAATTCTTTCGATGGAGATGCAATACCAAGAACAGCCTTGGTTGATGAAATGAGATCCTTGCCTAAATTTTTTGCTGCTGCTTTTAATTTCTCATTATCACTCTTGAGTCCATTTAAAAGGCCAGCAATTGAATCTTTGCCAAGACTATATAACGCTTGCTCAATATTCTTTCTATTTTTCGCGACTGTTTCGTCATAAGACAATAAACCGGCGTTGGCGGCTTCTTTGTATAGCTTTCTGACATCACCAAGATCCATGCCTCTAAAGGCAGATTTAGTGAAAGAACCCCTCTGCCTTGGCTGAGGAGAAGTGAAGGCTCCCCTCTCCAAATCGGCATAAGCTTGTGCAAGTTTTTTCGCAGTTTCTATTTCTTGTTTTAAATTGGTTTGAATAGTAAGTCTGTAATCCCTCTTTCTAATATTTGCGCCAAGAGCATTTAGCTCATTTAATACAGAGCGACGATCAAACTTCACCTGCACGGGAATACTATATCCCGCAGCAGCCTGCCCTAGTCCCGCTAATTGTTGCCTAAAAAATCCCAGGTCAAGACTTACCTTAAGCTTCAGTTCGGCGTCTTGAGCTGCCATTTTAATTTTCGCTTACTTTCTCTTCATTCTATAATCATTGTTCTTGATTACGCCCAGCAAATGCCTTCATTTCATCTGCAAGAAGCGCAATAACGCGCCCATCCATTTTTCTTGTCTTCATTAAACGCTGTAGAACAATCAGGCTTGCATCCGTCACGCCATCTTCTTTCTTGATTTGTTTCGTATCAAATGGTAGGAAATCTTCAGGCTTGACTTTACTCTTCTTGCCAGCCATCATTCCCGCTGCCATCGTGCCAAGTTTGGCTACAGCAACACTACTGACATTGTATTTTGCAATGTCATGACGATCAAGGTATTTCAATGCACGCTTAACATCATCAAGCTTTTGGAGGCCAAAATTTTTGGCACTCCATCGCTCGTCTTTTAGATCAGAAGCCGAAAGCCTGAAATAGATTTCGTTCCAATCCGTTAAGTTTTTAAGCTGTTTCCTAGCTCGCGCTTCAAGGTGTTCAGCTACTGAGGAGAATTCCTCTTCGTCGCTTTTTTTGCTGTAATAGCCTCCTGTGTCTCTGCGCTTTGCTCTTCAGCAATAAATTCAACTACTTTTGCAATAATTTTACGAGGAAGAGTTTTAGTGTCCTCCATTTCCCAATCTGAAAGATCTTGCCATTCATTATCAACCAATCCTTGCCCACGGGAACGAATAAATGCAGTAACCATGCGGGCATTTGTTGCTTCTACTGAAGATCCACTTGTGATCATCGCCAAGGTTTCTTCTGTAAACTCTGACAATAGATCAGCTTCTGAAATCACCTGCCCTCCCTGAAGCAAGGAGAAGGCCTCGTCAATCGAGATGTCGCGAGAGATTGCAATGCGCTTAGCAAGTTGCACAGCACGAATAGTGGCCTGGCTCTGAAGCTTGCTAATTTCCTCTTGCTCAATGGATTCAGCCACTAGCCAACTGCCATATTTCTTCAGGCGGATTTCAGGCAGCAGCTCAAAATAACCTTCAGTTTTGGTTTGAACTAGAAAGCTGTATTTGCTCATGATCGAGAATGTTTAGCAATGCATTGAACACCTTCACTCGCTCGTGAGAAGAACGAAATTCAGGCGGCACTTCAATCAGCATTGAATGATTGTCGCTGCCAATTCTAATGGTCGTTTCTCTGCAGGAAATAAGACACAATATGCCCACTTCTAATGCTGAGCCGTCGATAAGGCAATTAATGGCATGCACTGTATTGTCCGCGCTTCGCAAATAATCGATTCTCATTTATTGAATGCAGTGCGTATGCGCATCTTAAGATCCTTGCTCACTTGACTACTGCCAAATAGATCTTTCTGTTGAAACACGTCAGTCCATTGGCGCGGAGAAAGATTTGTACTCAGCCCCTCATGAACATACCATGCATATCCGCGTCCACTACTGTTTTTAGCGTCCCAGTCCCACGATGCAGTGATATCAACGCCACCTTGCGAGATGGAGAAACTATCTCTACCGCTCCTGTAGAGATCTCCTAAGTCAAAAATATTACGAGGACTCGTCGCCACTTCTCCACTTTTCCTTTCTGTCTCGCCGTCGTAATTCCATCTGTCCTCTAAAAATTGATCACGAAAATAATCATTCACGTCAAAGCGTGTCCATGTTTCAAAAGCTTTGGCAAGCTTCGCTTCTAAAGCTTTTGCATTGAGAATAGTGCCGCCAACGATAGTTCCGCTCATGGCCCCACTAAATTGCGAAGAATTAAATCAGGAATTAAGAAGCGGCAACGCTCATAGGCAATATCATCTCCAGGGAAATAACGCGGTGTAGCATCTGGAAATCTACGCACCATTCTGTCCATTGCCGATGCAAGAGCAGTGCTGTTAGGCGTATATTGCACCAACACCACTTCCCATACTTGCGTCACTTTTACAGTGCCTCCCAATGGAGAACGTGGAGCAAGTTCCGGAAACTCTCGCATAGTAACTTCTAAGCCTTTCACTTTCCATTCTTTTGGCACGCTCTGCCTGCCAACTACATACACTGAAGGGATTGTTGAATTATTGGGCAATGTATAAGTGCCAATAAGATTAGGCGATGCAGAAAGCAGTTCAGTAACTGTTTCGCGCAGTTGTGAAATGTTCATTAAAAAAAGCCTGCCCCGTAGGGACAGGCTAGCGAAGAATTGATCAAATAATGATCAGCTATTAGGAGCAGTCGGGATGATGCTACCGGTTTCAGAAGCATTCTGGTGAATACCAATACGACCACGGCTGGTCAGATCAAAGGTCACTTCAACAAGGTTATCTGCAGGATAGCTCTCGTTGTAGTTCATGACGCATGCAGTGAAAGCCACGCGGTCATAGTAGTAAGTATTACCAGAAGCACCAAGCTGCTTGTTGATCTCCACGTACACTTCGTGGTTCTTGTCATAGCGCGAAGCGCTAATCACCTGGAAAGCTTCGTCAAAGCTATTGGGCAGGAAAGTGGTGCCATCAACGTCCTTCTGGAAGTAGGAAGTAATGGAAGCAGTAGCCTGCGAAGTGGTGATCACACTATCCGCAAAGCCGCCGCCACCCAGCAGGTAAAATTCTTGGTTGCCATCGTTGAAAGCAACAGAGGCAGTGGTCGCAGCTTGCAGGGTGTAGAGCGTAGGAGCGCCGCTAACAGTGAAGGTAGCGCCAGACTGAGTGATGACAGGACGAGTGGTGCCAGCAATAGAGCCCACGCGGACAATCACGTCCTGGCTCTTCACTAGCTCAGTGGGATGGTAGAGCATGAGAAATTCCTCAATGGAAAGAAGAGAGTTAAGCGTTGTCCACGCTTCCTTTGCCAATCAGTCTAAAAATCCCTCTGACTGGCGTGCCTAAAAACTGCCAATAATGAATAGCAATTTGTTCATTAGGCAACAGTTCAAACCTTCCCTCTCTCCCATTGATCGTGGCACGAGCAGAGTCTCCTACTGTTACACCAGATAAAGTAAGGGGGCTGGTCATCCTGCCTTCCATGTAGACGGCAGTCATGTCAGCCCCAAGCAGTTGGTCGTAACGAGGATTATTCTTTTGTTTTAAAGTGGCGTAAAACGTCACTCCAGTGGCAACTGGTACATAATTACCAGTTTCTGCATCGAGAGCATAGCCCGAAGCCACATTAAACACCAAGGTGGCATTTGCAAGTGGCTCCAGGAAGTTACTCACACGACAAACCCAACAGAAGAAAGAGGAAGATTGTTGGTCATTCGTTTGAACTCCTGACCATACTGAGTGGCATCAAGCCCCTCGCCATACACCTTGCCGTCAGTGGCACCAATTTGAATGCCCATTTGAGCTAGCTGAATGGCAATGATATGAGCAGCAAGAAACTTTACTGCCCTATCAGTTTGATCCCCAAACACATCGCTAGAAGCATCGTAAGAAGCTTCTGTAATGGCACCATTAACGATGCCTGAAGGATGTGGACTGAATTCAGGGAAGCGCTCAAGAAAACTCGCGTAGGTGACTGCCATAATCAGGCCTTCCCAATACGAATAGCTTCAACACGCTTCGCGATGGCATTCCTTACACGAATACGCCCTTCGATCTTCTTCCAATCTGCCAGACGATCTGGATCATGGATGAGTTCAATGGCGCGAATAGCTTGCGTAAGGGGAAGTTCGCTAAGACTTTGAACATTTTCAGGCAGGTCTTCTACCATCACTTGTTCTTTCATTTCTTCAATGGCGCCAATAGCAAGAAGCTTTTTGACAGTTCCATTTTCCTTAGCTTCCTTCCATTTCTCGTCAGGAATTTCCTGATTAAGACCAGGCGTCAATTGAATGAGCCCGCTCCTGGTAATAATGCCAAACCCTGCATCGCGAGGGGGATTCTCAAGTTCGGGGCGATAAGCAATCAGCATTGTTCAATAAAAACAATTGCTAATAGCTTAACGCCCCTCTTCTTGATTAACTATCCTCAGCTAGAAGCTTGAACGTAGATCACGCTCTTGGGATAGTACAGAGCCACACCACCAACGCGAGCATGAGCGGGAACGATGAATTCCAGGCCACGCTGTTGGGGCGGGAACAGCTCAAGAGGCTGAGGAATGTGCAGTTGCACCTTCTCAGGATCACGCTTGTACACAACCATGCGGTTGGTATTGAGCACGCTGTTGTCAGCATCCAGTTGGTTGATAGGCTCAACGTTACGGATGTAGGGGTTGGTGCGCAGGAAGTATTCCAGCACGGTCACGTCCGAAGAGTCGGAATTGCGAGTGGTGCTGACTTTGTTGTAATCTTCCCAAGCCATCAGAATGGTGTCGGGCTGCTCCTTCATCTTGGAAGCATTGATAATGGCAGTCACGCCATAGTTCAGCAGCTCCAGCATTTCCTGAGCAGTGGTGCCGCTGCCAGTGAACCACTTATCAGCAGCCACAACGTCCACAGTGGAGTTGTTGAGGAAACCAGACAGGCCAACAGCGCTTTCACCGAAGAAAGCCACTTCTTCCACTTTCTCCTCATAGGCACGACGCACGGCAGCAGCACGACGCTGTTCCAGAGCGATGTTGGCCATTTGAGCAGCACGCAGTTCCTGCACGGTGTAACCGAAGGAACCACCGAACGAGCGGATGTTGATGCTCTTCTCCACTTGGCTGATATCAGCACGGGGCAGATCATCAGCAGCATCAGCGATCAGCTTGAACTCACCAGTGGAGTCCATGATGCGATAGGTGAAGGTCTGAGCGCCAGGACCGGCCTCAGAAGTCACGGGCAGCACAGTCGGATATTTGATATCCGCATACTGCACTTCAAACACTTGGGGGCGAATGTACTCAAGCTGACGCTCAAGGAACAGGCCCGCGTCATCCATACGGAATTCAGACATTTTTAAGAGCCTCCTATCAAGAATCAGCAGAGAGGGTGAAGCTCGGACCATTCAGCTCCAGAACAGCGAGGCCGCTGCCAGTGGTGGAGGTAAGGAAACGAGCGTTCGCGAGGCGAACAGTTTTGCCCGATGCAAAAGCATGAGAGAACTGACCAGCCTTGCCAGTACCGCTAGCGGAATACAGCACACGCACGGGCGATGCAGGAGTGACAGCGCCAGTCACGTAGACGGCAACTGCACCTTCGTTGGCAATGTTCATTGCCTGCTGGTTCTTCACACCAGGACGGTTATTAGCGTCCAGAGCGGTCTCATCAACATAAGTGAGGACGTTGACGCCCAACACAACATCAGAAGAGCCAGAGATAGTGGTAGCAGAGTTGGCAACAGTGCCAGCAGTGTTGTACACAGCCAGGTTGCCAAAAGGAACAACAGCGCCAGTCTCATTGACATAGGTGCCAATGGTGTTGTCGCGAATGTCAGACAGTTGACCTTCCAGCAGTGCAGTGTGCTCCAGGGCATAAGCCTGTTGCACGCCACCAGCCGCTGCGGTGCCCGAAGCAGAGAAAGTTACGGCCATAATTACTTAGCCTCTTTGGAGATGGAGAG